GCTTTGTGGGCGTTGTCCGCGCTGTTGTTCGCGCTCAACACCGGGCCCTTCCAAGCGAGGCCCTTACAATTCACCGCCATTATTGGTGTCGCTTTGATCGTTATCGGCGGTGTCCTTTGGTGGAGGCAACGCGAACGTCCTGCGCGTGATTAGTCCCTCGTCAATTTCCCGCGCATAGAAACGCTGCCCCGGATCCGGCTTGAAACCCTGCTGCCCGGTGTGTTCTTCCACTGAGGCCTGCGCGTAACAAGTGACGTCGGCGACCTCATAAAGCCCGCGGTTTGCTTCGTTGCGGCATTCAAACTTGGGTCGCCCACATTCACACAACCCCTCAACGTAGAGGGTGTACGCGAACTCCAACAGCCTGTCCTTATACTCAGGCAACGGCCCAAGATATGAGGACGGAGGGCGCTGGAAACGCTCAGACGTTTTCAGCGCCGCTAGGACTCGCCACCATCGCCCCGTGTAGAGGGCTTCGGCAAAAAATCGGCGCTCACTGATGGGATGCTCTCGGACGCATTCTTAAATGCAGCCAGGACCAGCCCGAACTGAGCCGCGCCGATCTTCTTCTCAAGCCGACGCAACTGCTCCGGGGTGGCCCTTGGGGACGTGACTGCATCAGCAAGGATCACGTAAGCCAAGTCAGTGCCGGTCGCGGAACTGTTGGCCTGGGCGAGTCCCCGCTTCTCGTCGTCGCTACGGCCCTGCACGCGGATAGTCAGGGCCGAATCGTGGAACTGTTGTGCTAGCTTCCGGTACTCCGACTGAAGTTTCTGGCTTTCAGTCATACTGCTCAACTGACGTTCAAACTCTGGGTCGCCTTCTTCTTCTTCAGCGATGAGGATCCGCGACTCCAACGCGTCAAGGTCAGCGATCAAGTTAGCCTTCTGATAGACGGTCACAGCCCGTTCGGGTCGTTCTGCGCCGTCCAGCCAGGCATCGAAGTCAAAGTCCTGAGGGGTTTCAGTCATTGGTTTAGGCTCCAAATAATAGGGGTAGGCTCAGGGAGTGTTGGGGGTTGGCGGCGCGGAGCCTAACACGCGCCGCCAACCGGTCTAACTAGGACTGGCTGATCGACGCAGCGGTCACCGAAGTGACAGCGGAGAACGTCACAGCCGCCACACCAGCACTGTTGCGGTACTCAGACAGAACCGGAATCCAGAGCTCAGCACCAGCCGTGACCGTGTAGGCACGATCCGGGTAGGCATCCCCGGTAGGTAGATTGCCCGGCGTGACCATCGTGACCGTGATCGACGCACCGCTACCGTTCTTCACGATCAGGGTTGAACCAACCTGCACCGTGTCGGACGCCGACGGGGCAGAAAACGTCGGCGGTGTGCCGGCCAGGACAGGGACAGAGAAATTAGCGATAGCCATCTAGTCCCCCTTTACGCAGCAACTGCGATGAACGGATAACCCTTTTGAACCTCAGCAGGGATCCGGTACTTGATGAACCCGGTACCGTCCGTGCGCTGAGGGTTATCGTTGCTGAACTCTGCGCCAAGGTAGATCTCATCTGCGGCGGCCCAGGCTGCGGCAGATTCCTTATCGGTCTGCCGGGCGTACGCATAGAGCGTTGCGCCCTTGACCTTCAGCGCCGACCAGCCGGTTTCGTCGGCGGTGTCGAATCCGCCTGCGGTCAGAAACTTGCGCCAGACCGTGAATGCAAGCTGGAAGTTCGACGCGCCAATCGCGTTTGCGTTGCCGGACGATCCCAATGGCTTCTCGGCGACCTTGTCAGAATCGACGGCACCGAACACGAAGTCCGACGTGAGGATGTGATCTGCCAGATGAATGCCTGCATTGAGCTCGGCGGCGGTAGGCGCGGCAGGGTTAGCCGGCTTCGTGGTGAGAATGGTGAATTTGGTCTTGCCGTCGGCAAGTACGCGAGTGCCCATGGTTAGGACTCCTTAGTTTTCTCGGCCTTCGACGGCGCGCTAGTAGTGGTTGGGATGGGCGTGGGCCCTGTCGTCTCAGGCGCGGCCTCGGTGGGTTCAGCCTCAACAGGTTCGAATTGGTCAGGAAAATCGGTCAGGAAATGCTCAGGCACCACCTGGATCTCCCCACGGGAATTGCGGGCGTCAACGAATGACATGGATGCCTCCAAGGCATAAGAAAAGACGCCCACACGGAGCGCCCAACGGGATAGAAAAGGGTTAGAGCCTCTCGGACACGAAAGAGAACTCATCAACAGCGAATATCGGGTGGCCGAAGTCCGGGATAGTCACGTCGAAGTCGGTCTGCGCATCCATGAGCGACGATTGCCGAAGCTTGGACGGGGCCCAACCAGCCACCGCGGGTGTCTTCCTGTTCAACGCTGCCCGAACGTTCTTGCAGACAACCAGCAACGAGTCACCGGTCAGCCCCGCGTACGTGGCCCGAACACGCAGACTCAACATGTCCGGGACATCCTGCAAGGAATCCCCATCCGGGCCCCCAGAAGACTCGTCCCCAAGATCACCCCACAACACCACGTACGGGTACGTCGGGGACGTGGGTACATTCCACATGTACACCGTCACGGTGCCAGGCAGCAGGGACCTAACGGCGTCGTAGTGCTCCCGGATCACAGCAGACCCTCCGTCGCACGAAACGCGAACTCATAAAAGTTTGGCGCTTCCTCGAGCATTGCGTCCTCCGGGTTCCGAATCGTCCCACCACCAGGACGAGACGAGCCGTAGTAAGCGATGCCAGCGAGTCCAGCGGCTCGGTTACGTTCGGGGTTCGGGCCTATCTCGGCCTGAATCTCAGCGTCACCAGCGAAACCGAGAACCTTGATGTCATAGTCAATCGACCGATCAAGGCCAGGTTTCTTCTTGCCCCGGAAGTGCTGAGACTTACGGACGTCGGCCTGCATGATCTTCTTTGTGTTCAGCGCGGACTTAGCGACCACGCCGCGCATCTTCGGGACCATCGCCGCCGGAACAGCACGAAACGCAGCCGCCAGGTTGTCGAGGTCGCCAGTATCCGCGCTCACGTTACCTCCTCGACTCTGCAGCGCTGGGCCGTGGCCAGCGACTTATTGAATAATTCCGTGACCCTGAACTGGCTACCGACCAGTTGTGCATCTTCGGCGGCCGCCGTGATCGTTACAACGTCATTCACCGCGAACGGGCCCGACCCAACCGGCGTATCCCAGCGCGTGTCCTGCACCGTGTACTGATGCTCTCCAGCGACAGGGTTCGATGCTTGAGACAAGGACTGCTGGATCTTGCACGTACCTGCGTAGACCGTTGTGAACGTCGCCGTGACAACACCCGTTTCCGGGTCGGTGCTGGTCCCTGTGCGCCGCTTGACGGTGCAAGTGTCCAGCATGAGCGCGTTGGCCTTGCGGCGGCCGCGGGAGAGGGCGGCTTGCGCCCGCCTCACAGCATGCCCGCAATGTGTGCGCCGGCACCGAAGCGTTTCGCCAGCCAACGCTGAGTGCGCTCCGTGAGAGCCATCGGCGTGACCGCTTCGGCGTCCCCGCCAGTGGCGTAGGCCTCCTTGTAGTCATCGATAGCGAACGAAGAGAGCAGCCCGTTGTTCAGCGCGATCGCGTCCTCACCGTCACGCACCGCGAGCAGTCCCGCGGTGACCATGGAAACCACCAGTGCGATGATGTCCTCCGGGACCAGCGGGAGGCCGTGCGTATAGTCCACCGTGACGTTCTGAAGCGCCCAGCCCGTTGCCAGGTACGCGCCCCCTGTCGCGGTCAGCCAACCCGTTATCGGGTCAGTGCCGTCAGTGATGGAATGGATCTCCCGTATCGGCAGCCCGGGCAACCGCAGAATCGTTCCCGGCATGGCCAGCAGGGTCACTTCCGAACGGACCTCGAGGATGGGGTTCTTAGCGGCGTCACAGACAGCATCGGAAGCGGCCCGGATGAGCCGCGTGACCGTGGCGGACTCGGCGGGTTCGACGGTTACGCCGTACTCTTCGAGGTCGGTTGCGCTGATCAGGTTCGCCACAGTGGGCCTCCTAGTCGGTGAACAGGGCGCGGATTTCGTCGCGGGTCAGGCCCGTGATGTCTTCCTCGGTCTTTCCTTGGGAGAGCGCGTAGTCGACCCAGGCTTCACGGGAACCGTTCCCTGGCGGGGCCTCAGCTTCCGGGGCGGCGTCGGGTTCTTGTTCCTCCAAGTCTTCCCCTTCGACCTCCAGCGACAGGAGATCTCCTCTGCTCAACTGCTTGCGCAGGTGGGCGAGGAAATCGGCCTTGTCGTCGAGGGTGAGGCTGACCTTCTGCCCGGACTTGTTGACCATGTGAACTTGCACGTCAGCCACAGCCGACTCCTTTCAAGGAAGGGTGGGCGGTAGTACCGCCCACCCGACTGCTACTAGACGACAGTTACGTCGGTGTCCTGAACCGCGAGAGCTTCAGGGCGAACAACCTTCGCACCGTACAGGTGCAGGCCCTTGATCGCGTCGGAGAACGAGGACTGGGGCCGGTAGGCCTCGGTCTTGTTGATCTGCTCCGCGAAGGTGAGCGCCATCGGGTGGCCGGCGATCACGAAGTTGGAGACCTCGGCGCCCGTACCGGCGGTGCCGGCGGGGATGTTGTTGGACACCAGGACCTTGAAGCCAAGGATGGACCCGACCTCACCGTTCTGGATCGGCGCCGTGGAACCGTACTTGCTGGCGTCGATGAAGCGTGCGTCACCGAGCAGCAGGGCGTAGAACTCCGGGGACACGATCAGGAACCGGCCAGACGCGGGAATATTGCCCTTGTCCAACTTCAGGCGCAGGTTCCGGATGAGCAGATAGGCCGCGTCAGCCGTCGCCGCGTCAGCGGGAGTCAGGATGTTCCCGGCCCCCGTGGTCATCAGACCGGCAAGGAACGTGTCCGCGACCTCCGCCAAGCCGATGGCGGCTTCGCTGGCGGCCTTGTTCAGCAGGTCGCCGTCGTCGCGTACCTGGCGGGCGTCGACGTCGTCCACTTCGAAGGCGAAGTACTTCGACTGGTCGATGACCAGCGTCTGTTCAGTCGTTGCCAGGGTCTGCGGGTCGATGACCGTGGAGTTCTTCGTGTAGGTGGCGATCGTCGGACGGGTCAGCGAACCGATGTGGACGGTGTCGCCGAACTGCGAAATGTCGCCTTCGTAGTCACGGTTGATGATGCCCGGCTGGCCGAAAATATGTGCCTTGGACAGGGCAACGAGGAGGTCCGCGTTCCAGACCTCGGGGATGAATGTGTCAACGGCCATTGCCGTATCCTTTCGCTAGGACTTTTTCCCCAGCAACGTGTCCAGGCGCCCGGCTTTGCGGGCTTCCTGTATCTGCTTCGGGGTCATTGTTTTGAGTTGGTCACGGGACGTGATTTGTCCGGCTGGCCGGGTCTTGCCCCTGGCCGTGTCGAACTGAACCGTGGCGCCTTGCGCGGCCAGATACGGTTTCTTCTTCAGGAGTTCCGCCAACGCATCAGCGATGGCTTCCTCATCGACGTCTCCGTTTTCATCGACGTCGAAATCTTCAAGGTTCAGGTAAGCGAACGC